TTATGCAACTCGAGTTTGACATGAACATGCAACTCAAAGGTATTGAGGTTGATTCTTTGCAGAAAAGAGAAAATAACAGAGAGAAGGCTAAAGCTGATAGAATTAGTCAGCAAAACACACAGCAATCTAAGCTAATAGACCAGCGTAAAAACAATCTACCTCCTATGAGTTTTGAATCAAACGAGGACAGTTTAGATGGCTTTGACTTGGCAGAGTTTGAGCCAAGATAAGAATATATTTTTTTAATTAACTTTGCATAAAAATTTAATCAAATGTCAGATATACAAGTGAAGGTATTGGATGATACCTTAAAAGAGAAATCAGTTCAGGAAGTAGAGCAAGATTTGCTAGACAAACATGAACAAGAACAAAACGAAACTGAACAACAAGAGGTTCAGGAAGTAAACGAAAATTCTACAGAGGATGTTCAAGAGCAACCAGTAGAACAAGAAGAGCAAGAGAGCCCAGCTCCCGAGCTCGGAGAAGAAGACGTTCTTTCATATATTAGAAATAGGTACGACAAGGAAATTAATTCTGTCGAAGAGCTTTTTGAACAAAGAGCTCAGTCAGAAGAACTTCCTGAGGATGTATCGGCTTTCTTAAAATACAAGAAAGAAACTGGTAGAGGTATTCAGGACTTCATGAGAATCAATAGAGATTATGATGAAATGGATGCTGACCAGATTTTGGCTGAGTATTATTCTGCTACAGAACAAGACCTAGACAAAGAAGACATTAATTATTTGCTGAACGAAAGGTTTGCATATGATGATGATGTTGACGATGAAAAGGAAATTAAGCAGAAACAAATAGCCAAAAAAAGAGAGCTTGCGAAAGCTAAGAAGTACTTCAATGATTTGAAGGAAACGTATAAGACTCCGCTTGAGTCAAGTGGTGGTCTTGTTTCTGAAGAAGAAAAGAAGGACTACGAAGCTTACAAGAAATATATCCAAGAGTCCAAGAGTGTTGAAGAGGAAACTGTTAAGCGCTCTGAGTATTTTCAAAAGAAGACGGATGAAGTCTTCTCCAATGATTTCAAAGGTTTTGATTTCAGCATTGGTGAAGGAAACTTATCCTATCTTCCTGGAGATGCAAAGGAGCTTAAGGCTACTCAATCAGATATAAACAATTTTATATCTAAGTTTGTAGATAAGAATGGTATGATATCGGACGCTAGTGGATACCACAAAGCTATCGCTGTAGCTATGAACCCTGATAAATTTGCTAAGTTTTTTTACGAGCAAGGTCAAGCGAATGCAATTGATGATGCAACTAAAAAGGCTAAGAACATTGACATGGGTGTTAGAGAAACACCTAAGGATATGAATAACAAAGGATTTAGTGTTAGAGCAATGGATGATAGTAGTGGAAGAGGACTCAAAATAAAGAGTAATAAAAAATAACAAAAGATTTAAAAAATAAAAAATGGCTTTTACTATTACGCCGACAAGCACGGCACTACAACCATCAGCCGAGAGAGTTGCTTTAAGCACTAACTATCTTGGTAATGATGACTTTACATTTGCGCAGCAATACCTTCCTGATTTGATGGAGAAGGAATTTGAGCGCTACGGAAACCGCTCTGTATCTTCATTCCTTCGAATGGTAGGTGCTGAGATGCCTTCTAACTCTGACCTTATCAAATGGGCTGAGCAAGGAAGATTACACATTAAGTTCACTAACTGTGCGTCTGGTGCAGCTACAAGTGCTGATACAGCAACTATTACTGTTAATGATGCTGACGCTCCTGCTGCTGGAAAACTTCCTTTGAAAGTTGGACAGACAGTAATGCTTTCAGACAACACAGCTTCTTCTACATTTTCAAATAAAGCAATTATCACTGCTGTTAGCACAACTGCTAACACTTTTGATGTAGCTTATTATGAAGCAGCTGGTCAACAGTTTGATACTTCTGATATACTTACTGTATTTGTTTATGGTTCTGAGTACAACAAAGGAACTGATGCTTCTGATTTGATTTCAGTTGATGCTGAAGACAATATCTTCGAGAACAAGCCTATTATCTTGAAAGAGAAGTATGCTGTTTCTGGTTCTGATATGGCTCAAATTGGTTGGATTGAAGTAACTACTGAAAACGGTGCGACTGGATACCTTTGGTATATTAAGTCTGAGCATGAAACTCGTTTACGATTTGAAGATTACCTTGAAACTGCAATGGTTGAGGCTGTTCCAGCTGAAGCTGCTTCTGGTGCTGGTGATTACCTTCAAGGAGTTGGCGCTGGTTTAAGTGCTGCTGGACTTAGTGGTTCTGAAGGACTATTCCACCAAGTTGAAAACAGAGGTAACGTTGCTGACGGAACTTTAGATAACCTTGAAGACTTCGATAATGTTGTTAAGCGTCTTGACAAAGAAGGTGCTATTGAAGAGAATGTTCTTTTCATTGACCGTCAATTGAGCTTTAGCATCGACGATATGTTGGCTGCTCAAAACTCTTACGGTACTGGTGGTACTTCTTATGGATTGTTTGACAATGACGAAGACATGGCCCTTAACCTTGGATTCTCTGGATTCCGCAGAGGGTATGACTTCTACAAGTCTGACTGGAAATACTTGAATGACGCTACTATGCGAGGTGGAGTTGTTGGAGGAGCTATCAATGGTATTCTTGTACCTGCTGGTTCTACAACTGTTTATGACCAAGTTCTTGGTAAAAACGCTAAACGTCCATTCTTACACGTGCGTTATAGAGCTTCTGAAACTGAAGACCGTAAGTACAAAACATGGATTACAGGCTCTGCTGGAGGCGCTTCTTCAAGCGACCTTGATGCGATGCAAGTTAACTACTTGTCTGAGCGTGCAATTTGTGTACTTGGTGCTAACAACTTCTTCTTATTCGAAGACTAATATCTATGGGGGAGGGAGTTTCTCTCCCCCTTTTTTTAACTTTAATTAAAATTTTAATACAATGGCAAAGAAACAAGCCGTCCTTACGGACAAAGTTTACAAACTAAGACGAAGCACAACGCCACTTAGCTATATGCTTCAGACTAAAAGCTCAAGAAGAAAACCCCTTCTTTATTTTGATGGACAATCCAACAGAGAGCTTAGATACGCAAGAAACCAAAAGACACCTTTTTTAGACGAGCAAGACGGTAATGCTGTTCTTGAACCAGTTATTTTTGAAACAGGTCTTTTGTATGTTCCTAAAACAAATCCAGTTTTGCAGGAGTTTTTAAGTTACCACCCTGGTAATGGTAAAATATTTGAGATTGTTGATAGTGAGAAAGATGCTGCAGTTGAGGTTGAAACATTAGACTATCAACTAGAAGCTCAGATTCAAGCTCGTGATTTAGACCTTGAAGTTACAGAAACATTGTGTCGAGTATTGCTTGGCCAGAATGTAGATAAGATGACAAGTGCAGAAATGAAACGAGACATTAGGTTATTTGCTAAAAACAATCCAGTTGATTTCCTTGACGCTCTTAATGACCCAATGCTCAAGCTTCAGGATTTGTGTTACAGATTATTTGATGAAGGTGTAGTCACTCTTAAAAATAATAAGAAAGACATTTACTACAACTTAAAGTCAAACAAAAACAAAATCATGACAGTACCGTTTGGAGAAGACCCAGTGTTTATGCTGGCATCATACTTCCAGACAGATGATGGTATTGAGGTGATGAAGATTTTAGAAAACAAGATTGAATCTTCTGAAGACTAACAAAAATCACAGACATTGTAAGGGGCTCTAATTTTAGAGCCCTTTCTTTTTTTGCTTATCTTTGTGTAAATTTTTACGATGATAAACTCTGTAAGAACAACAGTATTGGCCATAGCTAATAAGAATAACTTTGGCTATATATCACCGAATGATTTCAACCTCTATGCAAAGCAGGCTCAACTTGATTTGTTTGAGGACTATTTCTATGCATACAATGCACAGATAAGAAAAGAAAACGCAAGGCAATCAGGAACTGGGTATGCCAATATTACGCAAGGTTTGGCAGAAGTTATTGATTCTTTTTCTATTGTTGATAATTTATCTAATCCTGTTGGTACGGAAAGCAATGTCTATGTGGTTCCTAACTATTATTACATAAACAGCTTAACAAGAATGAATGGTGGCGAAATTTTGAATGAAATAGAAAAAGTAAGTCAATCAAAATATTATGCGTTGCAGGTGTCTAATTTAACAAAACCAACAGAAGAATATCCTGTTTATGTTTTAGATAATAATAATATTACGGTATATCCAAATACAATAGTTGGCAATAGTGCTGTATCGTGTTCTTACATAAGATATCCATTAGACCCTAAATGGACATACATTGACATTGCTTCTGGAGAACCTGTATTTGATGCAACTGCATCTGACTATCAGGACTTTGAGTTACCAGCTTCTGATGAACCATCTCTTGTTATGAAGATACTTCAGTACGCTGGCGTGTCGATAAGAGAAAAAGACCTCGTGACTTTTGGAAACAATGAAGAACTAAAAGAACAACAACAAGAACAATAAGATGGCTTATATATCTGATTTTAAATATTACGAAGAGGACAACGGAGAAAACTTTGGTTCGTCTCAGTATATAAAGTTATCTGAGATTGTAAACAATTTTATGTTGATGTATGTTGGAAACCACGAGATTATCAACAACATGCCAAGGTACAAAGTTTTGTTTCATGCAAAGCGTGCTATTCAAGAGCTCCACTACGATGCAATGAAAGATGTAAAGGTTCTTGAGCAATCAGTTACAGACAGGCTTCAAGTTATATTGCCAAGTGATTATGTGAACTATGTTCGCATATCAATGTATAAGGATAACATATTATTTCCACTTGTTGAGAATATGCAAACGAATTATTCTAAGGCATACTTAAAAGATAACAACGACAAGATATTGTTTGACAATAATGGTAGGGTTTTAGAAGGATTATCTGACCTTGATTACGACAGAATCAATAAACTTCAGAAAAGTTTATACCTAGGAGATGGGATAATGAATGGCGAAAGAGGTTATTATGATGGAGAAAACTGGTATTTTGATAGAGTCATAGGAGCTCGCTACGGCCTTAATACGGAGACAGCTAACATCAACCCTACCTTTAGGATAGATAATCGCTCAGGAGTTATTAATTTTAGCTCAGAAGTGGTAGAGGGACAGAAGATTGTTATCGAATATATATCAGATGGATTAGAAAAGGGTGAAGATAGTCAGGTTGTTGTAAACAAACTTGCTGAAGAATTTATATATGCTTACATTAGGTATATGATATTGAGCACAAAGCTAGGCGTTCAGGAATACATTGTTCGAAGAGCACAAAAAGAGAAGACAGCTTTGTATCGAAATGCTAAATTAAGAATGAGTAATCTACACCCAAGCAGACTTCTTATGAGTCTACGGGGTCAGTATAAGTGGATAAAGTAATATGATTACAAAAACTACTTTTGTAAAAGGCGTGATGAATAAGAGCGTCGACGAACGCTTGCTACCTCAAGGGCAATACATTGATGCACTTAATGTTAGGGCTGGCTCTACTGAGGATAGTGAGATTGGTGCTATAGAAAACTCAAAAGGAAATGAGCTCTTAACAAATATACCTGGTGGTATTACAACTCTTGAGTACAATGGAACTGCTCTTGACGAAAGTAATGGGGCTATGTGTATCGGAGCTTATGAAGACGGAGCTAACGAAACCATATACTTTTTTGTAACAAGTAATATTGTAGACATCATTGCATCTTGGACTGTAGCTGAAGATGGTGTTAGCGGCGCTATTAGATATCATGTTATTAGTACATCTGTACTTAACTTTAACAAACAAAACAGAATTGTAGGTATAAACAAGGTAGACGACCTTTTGTTTTTTACGGACAACTACAACCAGCCAAGAAAGATAAACGTAACACGCTCATATGCAGAGCCAGAAAATGATGTCGACTTAATTACAGAAGACGATTTATCTGTGATTGTAAAGCCTCCATTTAATTCTCCTGTAATATCATCTTTTACTTCTGAGAAAAGAGGTAACTATCTTGAGGATAAGGTTATAACATTCTCATATAGATGGAGATATCAAGACGGAGAGTATAGTGCACTGTCTCCCTTTTCAGAAGCGGCGTTTGAACCAAGTCCATTTTTTATAAATGTTGACGGAGCTTTTAATGGCGGTATGAAAAACAGAATAAATAATGCTGTAGTAGAAGTTGAGACAGGAAGCGATAGGGTTAAGGAGATTCAAATTTGTTTTAAGAGAAGTGGCAATAATAATGTTTATGTTATAGACAATTACAATAAAGAAAATTTGAGTATTGACAACAACTCAACGTTTAATATAAATTTTGATAATAGCAAAATATATACGGTACTTCCTCAGGATGAGCTGTTTAGATTATATGATAATGTTCCAAGATTTGCTAAAGCTCAGACAATTATGGGCAATAGGATTATGTATGGAAACTATGTTGATGGTTATGACATGGATGTTGTTGAGGGACAGCAATCGGTTGAAGTTGACATTGATGCAAATTTAGTTTCTTTTGAAACATTTACAGAGCCTGTTTTAACTTCACAATCTGATTCATCAAGATATGATATTGACCCAGCAAATCAAAATTATACGGTTACTGATGCTAGAAGTGCTATTGATTTTTCTAGTTTTTTATCTTCAGATAAATTAAAGAAAGGTTCTATAATTAACTTTTTAATTAATATATCTCATGATAGCTATACAACTACAGGTACAGCACCAACTGATTTTCAGAAATCTTTTAATATAAGTTCATCCTTTGTACTTGGCAAAAATTATACGAGTGCAAATGACCTGGTTTCATCTCCTGAGTTTGCTTCATTTATAGGAACAACAAATAACATAAAGCCTATAGCTAGTTCAGATGACGGTGGAACTTTAACAGATATATTTAATTCAAACGTATCCACAAGCTCTA